TCATCCATTCCCGCCGCCTTCCAGTTCTGCGATGCGCTTTTTCTCCCTACGCGCAGCTATTGCGGCCTCTTCTTGCTCTTGGCGTACAAGATCCTTGGCATGGGATTCAGCGTCCCAAGGCCATTCATCAATGAGCGCATAAATTATGGGGGCGTTATCGTCCTTCTTATTGTTCTGCTCAATCCACTCATTGAGCTCACGGGCCTTACGAACGCCGGTAGCGTAATCCTGCACTGCGTGAACCTCATCTGGCCCAGCTACAGTTACACACCACAGCACTCCCTCAATTTTAGTTATAGGGTCAACATCGTCTGCTGCTGCGAGGATAGAAGACGCCTCGGATAAAGCCTGTTCACCAAGACAGCGCATACAACTGCATGGTATTTTCACGCAGTCTCCATGATGCTCAGAAGCCAACGCCTTTTGTAAATCTTCGGCAGAAAAACCCGGCATGTCATAGTTGTCGGAGTGCAATAGTGCGAGGGCAGCCGCCTCAATGCGTGCATCAGTCATTTCCCGCCCTCCATAGCTGCGTCAATAAGAACCGCAGACCCAGGCATGTAAAGATCTCCTTCATTTGCCCAAATGAGCACAGCGTCCCCCATTGGATAGAGACTGCCCTTTAGTAAATGGCTTTTCATTTCATCAATATTTCGTCCGATGGTACGCGAATAACGAACTGGGTAATGCCGCGTATCAGCCGCACATTCCGCCTTGGCGCGTTCGTAGCCGCGTTGCTCTGCTTCTAATACTTGGGCTGCTGCTTCATCTTTGGCGTTGTCTCCTGTAACACCTGCATCTTCATATACGCCCGTTAAATAGGCTACTTGCTCCGCTCTCGTCCTCATGGCGCGGCTCCTAGTTTGCGGATGGCTTTGGCGATATCATTTGCGGTGCTGGTCTGAACAACGTCCCAATCACTGATTGCATGCGGATTTGCATCTGACCTGTGTTTCTCTGCTTCTTTTGCAGTACGCTCCCGTTCCGCCGCCAGCATCTCGGTTATCTGTGCGGGGGTGAGGGCTGGGCCAACGTATTTGTATTCACGCGCCATTTCTTCTGGTGAATATGTGATTTCTGCTTCGTAAGAGATACCGCCATATTCTTTGTTTTTTGCAGACCATTCCCAAACAACAAATCCGGGATATAGCTCGATTTCAAAGACATGCTTCCCATCCCGTTCTGGGAACATAGGCTCGCCGGGGCAATTTGGGTCGGGCCAGTTGGCGTCAGTGCTCATCGTAGGCTCAGTGCGACATAGCCTTCCGCTAGCCCTTCAAAGTCCTTCAGGACGTGGGAAATGCCTCTATCACATACGATGCCCCAATAACTTCCATCCTTTCGTATTGCGCGCAGATGGAGAATATCCCCGACCTTATAATCACGATCATTGAGGCGGATTTCACAGGTTTTTTCACCGCTCATGATTTTATCAAAGTGATCGCGTTCTATTTTAAGTTCGTGTCTCACGCCTTCTCTCCTGCGCGGGTGTTCCATGCGGTGATGGCTTGTTCTGTAGTATCGCAAACCGGGCCGTCAGCCTCGCAACTTGGGTTGTGGCATGTGACGTATGGGTACATGCTATTTGTGATACTCACGTCATCGCTCCCACAAAACGGGCATCTTTTCAGTTCCTCGCTCATGCTTCCGGTCCTTTCAGGGCTTTCACTTCCGTCTTCACAATAATGAGTGCCTGTCTCTGCATTTCGCGTGCGCTCATTTTGGAATAGTCTTCATTGTCGTCTGGCAGGGCATCTATACCCATTTCAATTTCGTCCAAGGCCTGCCTTAACCGCGCAATCTTCGCGTCCTTCTCGGCAAGTTTGGCGAGGGCGTCTGATCTGAAAACAAGCGGTTCCGACACGCATCCATTTGGTTCTGCACGTAACTGCGTTGTGTTAATGCCGCTGGTCGGGTCGCGCATGGCTTCTGCTACAATGTGTGAAATGTAGCCAATCGTGGGGAGAGGCTCGCTCTGCCCTTCCCGTGTACAAAACGGCCCCTCATGCTCCGGCGTGTAGGGGCCGAGGATTTTTAGTTTCTTGGTCATGCCACTGCCCTCATTTCTTCCTGGGCAGATATCCAGTTTTTTACGGCGCTTTCCTTCCAGCGCACGCAGCCTGCTGTGAATTTGAGAGGGCGTGGGAAACGGTTTTGTTCCATCCAGCGGTACAGGGTGGATGTGCCGACCTTTACGGTTTCCAATACCTCTTTGCGGGTCAGGAATTTTTCGTTGGGTTCTGTGCTCATGCTTCCAATCCTTCAAAAAACCATGTCAGCGGCACGTCTAGTGCGGTGGCGAATGTGGGGAGCAGGCTGGCTTTGATTGCGTTCTTGCCGCTTTCGTATTTCTGCACCTGCTGGTAGGTGCAGCCGATGGCAGCCCCTAACTGCTGCATGCTCATGCTGAGTTGCTGGCGGCGCTGGCGGATACGAAAACCCAAGTGCTTATCGTTACGGATACGCTTTGGCGCTTCTACCTGCGTTGGTGGTGCGTAGGTACCTAGAAGCTGCTCCAGATCTATCTGTGCAGCCATAGGAACGTGTTTCCGCATATGCCGATAACTGACAGCACAATCCACAACATGGTGAGGCGCTGGGAGGGTGCAGGGTTGTGCATGTTGGCGGCCTAGTGTTTGGTGGCTGAGCATGGCGCTGCTTCTTGTGATTTAGGAAATGAATCAGTGCCGCATTGAAGGCCTGCATTCACAGCCTCAACGAAATCTTCTGGGTTTTTGAATTTTGAATTAAGGCCGGAAGCAAAGCCAAATATAGTTGCCGCAGCCAAAACAATATCCATTGGATTATCTCCAAATAATGAGAATGCTGGACGGTGTCCATTATCCTCTATTGCAGTCATTGCTGCCGCCATGCTGTATCTGGCATCTTCTGGCGCAGACTGGATGGCCGCCTTAAACTCCGCATATGTGCGGTCAAGATCAGCCAGCGCTTCTTCTTTTTTGGTGGCCATTACGCAGCCCTTACTTCACCGAAAATGAAATCCTGCACGCGTGCAAGCACGGTGCGGCGCTTGGCGTAGCCGATGCGCAGGGCAGCATCTGCAATGTCCTGTTCTGCTTCCATTGTGGCGGCCATGTCTTTGACCAGGGAAAGCATGTTCAGCTTTTCTTTGCTGTCCACATTGTTGTGGATGAGCTGCTCCAGCTGTGTGCGGGCAGCCTGAAAGGCTTGGTTGTTCATTTGCTATAACTTTCGAGGATATTGGCGCGGGTGTAGAGAAGCTCGGCCTGCAGGCGTGCTTGGCCGGCAAGGTGCTTCCATGCCTCTTCGCCATATGAATTGTTGGTATCGGCACATGCGCGGCGGTAGGATTCCAGCGTGCTTGCATGGGCAAGTAGGGCATCGGCCTGCGCACGAATGAGCGCTACCTTGTGCTCCGGAACACTGAACATCTGGCAGGGGATTTGGTGCGCAGGGCAGGGAATGGCGTTCATGCTGCCTGATCCCTACGGCGGTACACCACGTTAAGCGCAAAGTGCAGCCGCGTGCCGTAATCCATATGCGCGGTGTCTACATTCAGGTTGCGCTTGAGTGTGCCTAGATCTTCCAGCACCAGCCGGATATCTGCTTGCAGCATGGCGACAAGATCCAGAGGGCAGACACGGGCATGGCATACGCGCAGCAGCTGCCTTGTTTTGTCGTAAATGTTGTTTCTGGAGGCTACGCTTGTGGCCTTGGAACTATCAATTACGCGCCTGATGATGCGTTCGATATTCCGGCTCTCATCTACTGAGAACTGATATGCTTCGGGTTTTTTAGGCGGAGTAACCATTTTCTGCCCCTTGGAAGGGAGAGCCTGTTGCCAGACTCCCCCAACTTTTCCCATTCTTGGCGTGCCAACAGACCCAAGAAAGGGAAACTAGATATGTCTGATGATGAAGATGGAGTTATTCGCAAAGAGATTTGGGAACCTATGCTTCGTGGGCTTGCCAAAAAACCCTATGAAAACATAACGAATACTTCTGAATTTGCCGATGACAGTCTGAGTAATGAAGTGTTCTTTGCCAATGTGAAGTATCTTGCTGATAACGGCCTGTGTGATACCGGGTTGAACAAAAGCCTTGATGGTTTTTGGGGTTGGGATGGTGCTTCCATTACAACCCGCGGCCTTGATTACCTGCGTGAAGATGGCGGCCTGAGCGCCCAGCTTGGCGTTGTTACGGTCAAACTTGACGCAGACAGCATCAAGGCGCTGATTTGCACCCAGATTGATGTTTCTGAAGGCGATGCCGAAAAGAAAGATGGGCTTAAGCATGCTATACGCGCTTTGCCGGCTGAGGGATTGAAAGTCTTAACTGGCGAACTGGTAAAGAGCGGTCTGAAGCATACTCCGGATTTACTTCAGTGGCTTCAAATAACCGGTCATTTTTGATTTTGCCCGAAGCGGAAAACCTGACGGGAATTACCTGACTGCCAAAAAGCACGTTGGTAACAAAGTCGGTAATATCTAAGCCTGCATCGTGGGTAATAAGCTGTAACCTTGAGCCATCTTTTTCTGGCTGGAACCAGCAATCGCTCACTGGCAAGCAGGGGGCGCGGCCATAGTGCGCATCAGGCTCTGTGGGTTTTAGAGCGGCATGATCTACATCGGAATCTGAGGGCTGTTTTTCTTGTGATGCGCCTGCTGCCTTGCGCATTTCCGCCATGGAAATTGTAATCAGGCATTCCGTTGCATCACGGAGCATTGAAAGTTCAGAAATGCTTGGTCGATCGGCAATGAAATTGTTGGTGGTTTGTTGCACCAGCTTTAGTGCGGTTTCCTTGCGCAAATCAGCTAGGCGATCATGGCTATAAGCCACAGCCATGGTGCCACTTCGGGCTTCCTGCTCCATGCTATAGGAAACGCGGCTGAGGCTTCCTATCAGCACAAAGCCTATGCCTGATTTTTCAATCTTGATAGCGTCGTTCGACACGGGGTTTCTCCACCACGGGTTGTGATGGAGAAAACTTTCACCAAAAGAAACTTTCAGTCAATAAGAAATTTCATTTAGTGAAATTTTATTCCTTCTTACGCATTGCTTTTCCAGCAGCTATCCATGCATGGAATGCTTCTGGATCTAGGCTTTCGGCTAGTTCGGCCGCTTCTTTGTATTTTGAAGCTTTATCTTTTTCTTTTGGATCAAATAGCAGATCTTCAGGGTTGGTATTTAGAAGCTCAGCTACTTTAGTAAATTGGGCTAATGTCATATTTACCTTACCATTCAGCCACTTAGAGACTGACGGCTCGGACATTCCAAGTTCTTCAGAAAGCTTCCTTTGAGTAAGGCCGCGCAACTTCATCCAAGGCTTAACGAACCGCAGTGTGTGGCGGTTCTTAGCAATCTCATCTTCGGTTAGCTGCTTTTCCTTCATAACTGCATTGTGCCTATGCGCACATGATAGGTGGATGCCGCCAAAGGAAAACTTTCTTGACCTGAAACTTTCATCAGAATAAAGTTTTTGCATGTCTTTGAAGGCCATCCTGAAAGAGCGGGGGATAACCCAAGCTCAACTCGCATCCCAAATGGGGGTTAGCGAACCAACCGTATCCCGGTGGATAAGCGGAAAAGCGCTGATTCCAACGCAGATGCTGCGCGCTGTGTCACAGGCTCTGGATGTTTCTTTGGAGAAGCTTGTCCCTGAAAAAAGCACTGGAGTTGCGGCATGAATGATTTCCATAAAACCAACCATGCCGCAGGTAATGCCACATGTCAGCCGAATGTGGTTCGGGTGAAAATTCTCCCGATTGTGCTGGTGGCTGGCGTGATGATTTTGGGCTTTGAGATTGCTCAGCAAACTTTTGCTGAACTTCTTGCGCGGAAAATTCGGAAGCGTGAAGGGCGCATTATTGAGCAGAGATCTTCTGATTTCCGTCCGGATTGGGTGTTGCGCCTATATTATGCTTCAGGCGCCTGGATAGTTGTCTGGTGGATGAGTAACCCCAGGGCAATGTGCCTGAGGTTACGTCAGGATCTGATTTATGCCGCGCTATGGTTTGTATGGGCCGATCCCCATGGTCGTAAAATCGTAAAATCCCGTAAGCAACGGCGGAATATAACCGAGAAGGTGATGGACTACTTTTGGGATGCAATCAACTCGACTGAAGGTCAGCCCTGATGGCCTGTACCTTATCCAGAAGGGTTGTAAGCTCTTCGTCAAAAGCCATTATGACATCATCACTGTTTGATAAGCAGGAGTGGTTTATTGCCGTAGTTAGAACTTTTTCGGCATTAGCTGATCCCGCCAAGATTGCCAGCAGTATATTCCGGTCCAGGTCCTTAAATAAATCATGCGGGAGTGATGGGGGGAAATTCACAGTGCGTGCGCTCGCCGGACCAAGTGGTGACTGCTGGAGACTTGTGGCCTGGTTTATGGCTGCTTCTGCTCTTTGCTGCTTTATTTCTTCTGCTCTTTTCCTGACATCTATCACGGAATCGTCCTTTCATGTTGTGGGCAAACACATGATGGACGTGGCGGGCCGGTGCTGCAATGCGCCGGCCCGTGTTGCGCCTATGCAGGGAAGCGCAGAATGAGCAATGAAAACCCCGTTTCCCTTGGCCTTGCGCGTGCCGTCCTTTTGGTTGGCAGCGCTGGATGCGCGATTGCCCTGGGCAATCTATTTATGCGCCAGAAGGAATATGATCTGCAGATCCGAAAAGACGGGCTGGCTATGGCGCAGCATCTTCAGGAGATGGAGAAATCTTCTGATGATATAGATGCTGATTGGAAAACTGAAATGGATGTGGCGCAGGCTTTTGTAGATAACCTGCGCCATGCCACGGAACGTAGGGTTTGGAAATCAGCCCGGTATCTGCCCGACAAGCTTTTCAAGGTTTTTGGGTTTTTCTTTTCTTGGCTTGGGCGTTTTTGTTGGTTGGGAAGCAGAAAGCCTACAATGGATGTGGGTGGCAGCATTCAGGAAGAGATAATCCGGGTAATTACACGGGGCAGTGCAGCATGAGCGCTCCATTTTCCTCCGCATTTGTTCCAGCCATTAAGACGGCCACCAAAACGGCCCTCACACATGTTGGTGGCGTAGATGCCGCTGCACGTATTTCCCGCGTGGGGCGCACCCAGTTTTCTGATTACCAGAACCGCTCCAAGGAATGCGTGGTGCCGGTGGATGTGGCTGTGGATCTGGACCACTGCGCTGAGCATCCGTTCATTCTGGAGGCCATGGCCCATGCGCTGGGCTATGTGTTGATGCCCCTACGTGTTGGTACCAGCGATTTTGGCAAGGATATGAGCCAGTTTGGCATGGCATCTGTGGATGTGATGGCCACGGCCATGAAGGTGCTGGAAGATAACCAACTGGACCCGGAAGAAGCCGACGAGATCATTCCCAAAATGCTGCATGCCCAGCGCATTCTGGAGCAGGCCATAGCGTTTGGCCGCGCAGTTCAGAAATCTGCCAAGCCGCACATTGTGCGCCCGATGGGAGATGCCGCGCATGGTTGAGCAACGCTACGCACAGCAGCAGGCAGCAGGCAGCAGGCAGCAGGCAGCAGGCAGCAGGCAGCAGGCAGCAGGCCACGGTGCTGCGTGCTGCCGTGATACGCAATGCAAGCCGGGAGAAATATGATGCGGCCTGTTATTGCTGAATTTGACCGCAGCACCCTTACACCATGGAACATGCTGCGCAGCATGCCGGCAGAAATGCGCGGTGTAGTGCAAAACCTGCATGATGCGCTGAAAAGCCTGCGGACCACAGTATTCCGTGCAGGCGAAATGGTTCTGGATGATGGGCAGATTGCCGCACAGGCATGGATGCCCCGTTCTGAACTGGACCGCGTGCTACCTGCCGTTGTGAAAGCTGGATTTATGGCGCGGGATGATGAAGGCGCACTATTTAGCCCACACCTGTATGACAAGCTGTTGCGCAAGGAAGAACGCGCAGCCCGCAAGGCTGCTGCTGATGCAGATTGGCAGCAGCGGCAGGAAGAGGGTGATGTGCCACCGGGCCTGACACGTAAACAGATTACCGCACGTGAGAATGGAAAAAAGGGTGGGCGCCCACCAGGAAGCGGCAAGAAGGCAGTTGCTGACCGCAACCAACGCCATATGCCTTTGGCATCGGTTATTCAGGGTGGGAAAACCGAAACCAATAACCCAAACCAAAAACCCAATTCGGTTTCGGTTTCTGAAAATTTGGGTTCCGTGGGTTCCATAGATCTAGAATTAGAGAGAGATACTAATATTCCTTCTAGTTCTATTTCTGGGGAAACCGAAAACCCAAACCCGGACATCTCTCCTGAGCTGGTCTCGCAGACCGTAGCGCGAATGATTGCTGTAACGGGTATGCAAAATCAGGCTGGTTATGCGGTCTCATTTGCCAAGAAGTGGCTAAAGGCCGGGGCACAGCCTGATACGATTATCACCGCCATCCGTGAGCATACTGAGACAATGCGCGGAAGGGGCGATGAGCCGGGGAAATTTAAGGTATTTGAGGCTGAGGTTTTCCGCCAGATTGAACTGCAGAATGTGAGGGACAAACTTGCGGTGGCTCAGGAGCAGGAGCCACAGACTGTGGCTGACCCTGTAAAATCCTACGCTACCCAACGCCTTGAGGAAGCCCAGCGCTTCTGGAAAAGCCTTTTCCACCTCAATGATAGAAACATTGGGCGTGCTGATACAGCTTTTGCTGCTCAGGCGGAGAAGCATGGCTTTCCCCCAGCAGATATCAAGCGCCACGTTGAGGATTATGCCGCCTATTACCGTGATCATCCGGCCATGATGGAGGCTGTGGGATGAGGCACTCTGGTTATGAGCGGCACAAGGATGATTGGTACGTTGAGCCCGCGTGGTGTGTGCATGCCCTGGTAAAAGGCGAACGCCCGTTTATGGGGACTGTGCTGGATCCGTGCTGCGGCGGTGGCAATATCGTGCATGCACTTTGCAGCAACCGTGTTTTAGCTGGAGGCTCAGACATTCAAGATCGGGCAGGCGGTACGTATCCGTGCCTGAGCTATGAGCAGTCTTTATCCATTTCCCGGCCCACAAATGTTGTCAGCAATCCCCCGTATAGTGTGGCGCAAGACTTTATCATGGCGTGCTTGGCCAAGACGAAAGACCGCGTATGCGTGCTGTTGCGGTTGGCCTTTCTTGAGGGGATTAAGCGTGGGGAATGGTTTCCCACCGTCCCGCTGGCACGTGTTTGGGTGGCGGGCAAACGTATTTCCATGCCGCCGGGCGGCGCCGATATTCCCGCAAAAGGTGGTGCCATTGCTTACGCATGGTTTGTTTTTGAACACGGGTGGAAAGGCGACCCCCTAGTGAAGTTCCTGCCTAAAGTTGGTGAGATGTCATCATGAAGAATGAGAACACTAAACCGCAGAAAATAAGCCTGTATGCCCAGACATTCTGGGGTGGTGTGCTTGTGAATGTCAGCACATTTCTGATGGGAGTTTTGTTCATAGGTGCAGGTGTTATGGCGGGTAGCCATGCCATGGAATGGGTTGGTTTCCTCATGTTTTGGATCACCATAAGTGCCATGGTCCTCAATCGTGGGAAAGAACGGATTGCCTTTACGTGCCCGCAAGAGCTGGCTGACCATTTACGCCGATACTATGGCGTTGTGGGCAGAGAGACATCACGATGAGTTTCTTCAATCTATTGCGAAACTTGCGGTTGCAGGCAGAAGGCAAGCCTAACCCGATTGATGCCGTTGCAAATCTGAAAGCTGAATTGGCGAAAGAAAGAAAACGGCGCGCAGAGTCTGAACTGGAAATCACCACTCTGCAGCGCCGTTTAGATGCATACGAACAACCACGCGATGCCCGAGGACGGTACACCAGAAGAGGCAGGGCAGCAACGTGACAAAGAAAAAGCTAAAGGACATCCAATGCCGGGCAGGGGATTGGATTGAAGGGCCATTAACAGGATCAGGACATACACTCCGCACCCAATATGCCTATAGCGATGGCGTACGGGTTTTTGGAATTGGGTTGGGAGAGCAATCTTTACAGTTTAACGAATGTGAGTTGCTATGCCGTGCTACTGATGAAGAGCATGTGGATGCACTGGAAAGGCTGGCGTTGCGTTCAGGCCCATCTGGCGAAGTGCTTCCAGAACGCCAGCAGCATGGTGACGTTGCAACCATCTTGCTGGAAGAAAAAGACAAACCGGCAGTTGAGGTTTCCAGCTCATGCGGGCTGTTAAACAAGCTGCATACTTCTGGCGTGATTGGTGATGCAGAAGTAGCGGCAGCCCAGATGTGGGCGCGGGATTATGAGACCGGAATCATGGGTGCCAAAGATCCGGAAGCATCTAGTAAGGGCGGTAAGCCAGATCCTGAATATGTTTTGCTTGCCCGCATGCATGGGACAGAACGGTGCAGATATATTCGAGAGCACCTTGGAAAACGTTCAGAAGAATTTCTGTATAGTTTCCTGATCGATCATATGAGCATTTCTCAGGTTGCAGGGCAGCGCAAGCGTGATCGGCGTCAGATTTCTGGCGCCATTGAATTGCTGTTAGGGCAGCTGGCAGACGTATATGCAGAGATGCCTGGAAAACTGTGGTTCAATATCGACCCTAAAAAAGGCGATAACTGATTTTTTAGAGTTATCTTGACTGTCCACAGATAATCTGTCTATTCTGGTATCCTATTCGAAGTCGTGTGCCTGAGAGGGCCGCGGCTTTTTTTATTTCCGAACAATATGAGCATACATATGGGCAAGCGGCGGAGTATCTGCCGGGGCTCTATTGTGCTGCGCGGGAAAAAGCCGGTTCTGGTTTTGGGTGTGGATGGTGCTGAATGCCTGGTTGTTCAGCTGATCTACACCAATCCTCCTTATCATCGCAGTGATGTCGATCTGGGCGGCAGTGGTTTGCTGTTGCGCAATCGCATTGCACGTGCGGCACGTGTTGCCCGCGTGGCGCGGAGTGCATTGCGCCATATGGCTGCTGACATTGGCCCGGCAGCAGAAGCAGATGTGCTGCGTGTAGAAGTTGCGGTGCAACGGGAGATGATGCTCCAGACGGGTGAACAAATTTCTGCGGGCACAGTTCGCTCCAGCTGGAGACCCCCAAAGTGGGGTGATTGCGGCAGAAAAATTGGCGGTGCGCCGTCTGATTAAGCGAAACCCCCGGCTGTTAGGGCAGCACGGGGGTTTCTTTTGTCCACCCCTGACCTTTCCAGGAATGAACATGCCTGATCTTAAAGATCTGTGGCGTTTGGTACAAGTCATGAATGAAATTAAAGCATGGCGCTTTACCGTGATTATGTTTGTTTTTCTGATCACGGCTCTGGCATTTGCTATCGAAAAAGCGCTTCCAGGCGTGGCTGCAATCATTCAGGCATGTCGGTAAAAAGCGCAATGATAACGCTGACTTATCTGGCACCCCAGTATTGGGCACCCGCAAGATAAGTCGTAAAGCACCCCCAAAACCCGCAAGATAAGTGTAGTTATCTTGCGGATTTGATGGGGTGAAAAACACCACATAATGTAGGGAAAACAAATGGTTAGCGGAGATCGTAACAGATCACCCGCGCCAGAGGCGGTGAAAGCCGCTCCAGTTTCTGCCGATGAACTGTGCATCCGGACGTGGCTGCATAACCGTGGCGAGAACACGCGCCGCGCATACGAGAGAGACGTGCGCGACCTGCTGGCATTTGCCGGGAAATCACTGAACGATATTGTGCTGCCCGACCTGCAAGCGTGGTTCGACAGCATGGGCGATGCTTCCGATGCCACGCGCAGGCGGAAGCTTTCAGCCGTGAAATCTTTGCTTTCCTATGGCGCGGGAACTGGCGTTCTCTCTCATGACGCAGGATCAGCCTTCCGCATAGCGCGGGGAAGAGACACGCTGCATGAGCGTATTCTTACCCGTGAGCAGGTGATTGCGCTGATTGATGGTGAGGAAGAGCCACGCAAGCGGGCGCTGCTGAATGTTCTGTACCGTATGGGGCTGCGTATTTCAGAGGCCTGCGCTTTGCGTTGGCGAGATCTGACGCGCCGCCAGCAGGGCGCTGTTGCTTCCGTTTTCGGTAAAGGCAACAAGACGCGGCCAGTGCAGGTTCCTGCCAAACTGTTCAAAGAGCTCATGGCGCTCAGGGTTGATAGCGGGCCAGATGCGCCTGTTATCCCCGGCCATGATGGCTGCTCGCTCTCGAAAGATGCGGCTCATCGCATCGTGAAGCGGGCAGCTCGGCGTGCCGGATTGTCATCGCGTGTCTCAGCGCATTGGCTCCGGCACGCCCACGCATCGCACGCACTGGACAACAATGCCCCAGCCCATGTGGTTTGCGCCACGCTGGGGCATGCCTCTCTCGCCACAACCACACGTTACTCTCATGTGCGTGAGGGTGACGGTTCTGCAAAATATCTGGACTGACACCATGACAGACACACCCCGGCCCGTGGACGATGCGCCCGAAGGCTACATGAAGGATGCCCAAGGGCGTCTGGTTCCTGTTGCGCAGGTAAAGCCGCAGGATCTTCTGGAAGATGAGCTGGTTCGTGCCATTCATGCGGAAGCGAAGCTTCTGGCGAGAGAGCTGGCAGAATTCAAGAAGCGCGGATTCAGTGAGGTTTCTGCGCTGCAATCCCTGCTGCACGAAAAATACCAAGCCAAACTTGGCGGGCCGAAAGGCAACACTACGCTGAGCAGCTACGATGGCCGGTTGCGTGTATCTGTTTGCATGGGTGAGAGCATTTCTTTTGGTCCGGAACTTCAGGTGGCTAAAAGCCTGCTGGACGAACTTTTTGAGCAATGGGCAGAGGGTGCAAACGCGAACCTGAAAACCATCGTGATGGAATCATTTGATGTGGGGCAAGAAGGCAAGCTTTCCGCCACGAAAATCCTTGGGCTTCGCCGGCACAATGTTGACGCACCTGAATGGAGGCGGGCCATGGATGCGATTGCAGACAGCATTCGTATCGACAGCACCAAAGCATATCTGCGCCTGCACGTGCGGGAAACGCCGGAGCAGTCCTGGAAAATGCTACCGCTGGATCTGGCAAAGGCATGAAGCGCTGGCTGACGGATGTGCTTTCTGCGCGGCGTGAGAATTTCAAGCTGCGCCGGGAAATGGGCCGCAAATCTCGGCAGCTAGAAGAACAGCACCGTGAAATACGGCGGCTGCAATCCATCATCATAAAATCGGGGATGTCATGCGACAGAAAGAAATGAAGCGTTCTGGGGCTCGTGGTGGTCAGAAGCCGCAGAAACATGGGCCTGCGCGTGGCACCAAGATGACGTCCGATTACAGCGTGTGGGCGCGGGCAGCAGACCATTATGAGCGTCTGGCTTCTCGGGCACGTTTCCCTGGTATTCGGGTGTGGGCGAAGCAGCGTGCTCAGGAGTGCTCTGACCGGGCTTATGCCGCGCGGAATGGCTTATCATTGATTTGAATGAAGGAAGCCCTCGGCTGGTGACACAGCGCGAGGGCTTCTTACTATCCACTCCTGGAAACGGCAGGAATGAACAGGCGTAAAGATAGCAGAGACAAGATGAACCTGTACAGCAGATTTTTTGGGCAAGAATTACGTTTAGACATAGAGTTTCAGAGATCAACTCTTCTACGTCTAGCTGCATTTTTTGCAACCATTGCGTTGTCTAGCGTGCCGGTTCTGTGGTGCCTCGGGTATTTTGGGGTAATTGGACATGGCTGGCGTTGAGATCAAGATAGATACGAAAGGAGTGCAGAAAGCCCTTTCGGATCTGTCGGAAAAAGGCATCAAAGACGCGTTGGCGTTTACTTTGAATACGCTTGGAAAAGCCTCTGTTTCTGCGCTTCGCTCAGAAATGGATAAAGTTTTCGATATGCCAACGCCTTTTACGATGAATGCGTTTTATACCAAACCAGCAAAAGCAAATCATCTTGAGGCAACGATTGAGGCGAGAGAGTTTGCATCCAAAGGAACTCCTGCCGGACAATACTTAAAGCCTCAAATATTTGGTGGAACTCGGCCACTCAAAAAGTTTGAGAAGGCATTAGCGCCGTTATCTGGTGGGCAGTACGTCATACCAGGACCAGGGGCAACGTTAGATGCTTACGGGAATATGAGCCGCGGACAGATAGTGCAGATACTTAGTCGGCTTCAAGTGATGAGAGACCCATCTCAAAATGTTTCTGTTAAAACATTGGGGCGTTTGCGAAAGCAGAAGAAGAATGCCCGAGGTCAACAAACTGAATATTTTATTGGTCGTGCAAAAGGAAATGGTCGGCCAACGGGAGTTTATAAGCTGGTAGGGAAAGGGCAGGTGGTGCCAGTCCTTTGGTTTGTTCAGAAAGCTCCCAATTACGGGGTTCGATTGAAATTTGATGAGGTCGTGCAGAACACTGTTGATCGAGAAGCTGCGGGCATCATGCAGTCTGCCATTCGAGGGGCCATCAATCGAGGGTTCAAGAGGTAAATCTCTCCCCCTCCCTGTCAGGAGGGTTCATGGGTCCTTCCTGGGGTGAACCCGCGCAAGGGAAGTTCGAAGCCCGTTTGTTCCCTAGATATGGCAATTTTTTTAGGTTGCAGTTGCAGGTGAGATAGTGACGACGATCAGCCAGAGCGAGGCGGCGCGCCGCGCTGGCATCAGCCGTCCCGCTATCAAAAAAAACATTGATGCCGGCAAGATTAAATCAGACGGCGGTCGCGTAATCCTTGCTTCTTTTGAGGAATGGCTGACCACCCGTTCAGGGGTGCAACCAGACCCGCAACCAGATGCAACCAAGGTTGCAGAAGGAGAAGCTGCTGATCTGTTGGCAAAAGGGCTTATGCCCACGGCAACAGCGTTTCAGGTTGAGCAGAATTATAAGGCTCTCCAACGCAAGCTGGAATACGATCAGAAGTCTGGACGTGTTGTAGATGCTGACCTGATTGCCAAGGCTGTGGGTGCCAAGTTCGCCACAGTGAGAACAAAACTTCTGGCCATCCCTGCGGAGCAAGCCCCCACACTGGCACGGTGCAAAACACCAAGGGAACTGCGGGACCGTCTGGAGAAACTGATATTTCGTGCCCTAGAGGAACTGACGCTGGATGCAGATCCCACAGACGGATTATCCAGAGGGGTATAAGTTTTTCCTCAAGCTCCTAGACCGAGCACAGCTTGAGAACCTGAAACCCCCGCCACGGTTGACGTTAAGCCAGTGGTCAGCTGAATATGCAGTGCTCTCTCGGGAGACAAGCGCACAGACCGGACGGTTTGAGGCTTACGTCTACCAGATCGGAATCATGGATGCGATTACGGATGATACCGTAGAGAAAGTGTCTGTGATGAAGTCAGCGCGTGTCGGCTACACAAAGATTGTGGATAATGCTGTAGGATATTTTCTGCAGCAGGACCCATGCCCCATTCTGGTTGTGCAGCCCCGCGAAACTGATGCTGAGGATTACAGTAAAACGGAAATAGCCCCCATGCTCAGGGATACGCCTGTGCTGGCTGCCATTGCTCCGGACACCAAGGCCAAAAGTGGTGAGAACACTCTGCTGTCCAAGACGATGCGGAACGGTTCATCTCTCAAGCTGGTAGGGGCCAACTCTCCGGGTGGTTTCCGCCGTATCACCGTGCGTATCGTTATTTTTGATGAGGTAGATGGTTATCCGGTAGGTGGTGCGGGATCTGAAGGTGATCAGATATCTCTTGGTTCTAAGCGTTCAGAGACATTCTGGAACCGCAAGATCATCGCAGGATCTACACCAACGGTTGCAGGCCTGAGCCGAATAGAAAAACTCTATGAGGAAGGGGACTGCCGCCAGTTTCATGTTCCATGCCCGCATTGTGGGGACATGCAGGTGCTGGAATGGGGTGAAAAGGAAACCCCATATGGCATAAAATGGGACTGTGACGAGAACGGAAAGCCTCTACCGGAAACGGCCTATTATGTGTGCAGGCATAACGGCTGCATCATCACAGAGTCCGAAAAGGCCGATATGGTGGCGAAAGGGAAGTGGATAGCTTCCAAGCCCTTCAAGGGGCATGCCTCTTTCCATATCTGGACAGGCTATTCCCTTTCTCCAAATGCCACATGGGCGAAGCTGGTGGAAGAATGGCTGGATGTTTATCGGGATCCAATCCGGCGCCAGACATTCATCAACACAACCCTTGGCCTGCCTTACGAAGATAAAGGGGACGGTGCTCTTAATGAGCTGTCACTGGCTGCACGCGTAGAGGTCTGGGAAGGCGAGGTGCCTTTCGGTGTCGTGGTGCTGACAGCCGGGGCAGATACGCAGGATGACCGTATTGAAATAGAGGTTGTCGGCTGGGGCCGTAATGAGGAACGCTGGTCCATCGCTGTTATTGTGGTGGATGGTGATCCTGAAATGCCCGAAACCTGGGCTCGCGTGGACGATGTGCTCAAGCGCACATGGTACCGTGCAGATGGCAGACCATTCACCATTATGGCGGCGTGTATCGATTCAGGCGGCCATCACACCCAGAGGGTGTATGAATTCTGCCGCGCTCGGCTTGGCCGTCGCATTTGGGCGATCAAGGGTGAGTCTGCGCGTGGGGGTGCCAGATCTCCAGTCTGGCCAACCAAACGGCCCAGCGCACGTAACAAGGCAAGCTTTCGTCCTGTCATCATTGGGGTGAACGCCGCCAAGGACGTCATCAGGGCGCGTCTGCATCTGCCGCAACCAGAACCGGGGCAGCCAGCACCAGGGTATATGCACTTCCCAGCAGACCGGGATGTAAACTATTTCGCACAGATGGTGTCCGAAAGGTCTGTGCGAAAAAGCATCAACGGCACAATCGTGCGTGTTTGGGAGCTTTTGCCAGGGCGACGGAATGAAGCGCTGGATATCGCTGTTTACAGCTACGCAGCCCTCTGCGGTTTGATTTACATGGGCTTGAAGCTGAACAAACGGGCCGATGCCTTGGAAGCTGAAACAACAGAACATCCACCCGCACCAGAGCCCGTGCAGGAAGAGGTGGATCCTTTCGCGGAAGAGCCTGTGAAAATGGCGATCACTGATACGCCAGCACAGGGCAAAGCTGCAGAACCAAAGAAGAAAATGACCCGCATGGAACGGCTGGCTGCCAAACTTGCAGGGTAGGGGATAACAGAATGTGTGGTTATGGCCCGTTTGGGTATCGTTTACCGCAGGCTCATTTTGAGCCAGCCAGCAGTCTCTTAGCAGGACTGAGCAAGGCGCAGCTACAACAGGCGCTAACCAACTGCCAGATGGCCCTGATTGCACTGCAGAGTGGTCAGCGTGTGGCTTCTGTCAGCTACTCTCAGGGCGATGGCAGCCGCGCTGTCACTTACAGTCAGGCGAATGTCGGAGATCTATCTGCGATGATCAAAACATTGCAACGGCAGCTTGGTATGCCAGGCACACGCAGGCGTGCGCTTAGGCCGGTGTTCTAATGGGGCTGCGCGATACATTCGCGCGCTTGTTCAGTAACGATGCAGAAAAAAAGAGCCCACCCTCTCGCCGGGGTTTCAGTGCTCTTACAGGTTGGCCAGGTCTGCCGTATGACGCGGCAGATATTTATGGGCAACGTATGCAGGGGTGGAATCCTCCCCTGTTTTCTGCCGACACTGAACGTAGCCCGTGGCGTAACCGGATTGTCAGCCGTGTGCGCGATCTGGTGCGCAATGATGGCTGGGCTTCCGGGGCAGTCACGCGTGTTCTGGATAATGCTGTGGGCGTCACGTTACGTCCGATCAGCAAACCAGATTATCGCTTTCTTGCCCATATCACCGGCAACTCGGCGTTTGATGCCACATGGGCGCATGAGTTTGCGCGTGCGGTAGATAGCAACTGGCGCTCATGGGCGAATGATCCATTGCGGTTCAATGATGCCGAACGGATGCTGACGTTCTCCCAGCAAATGCATTTGGCATTTCGCCATCTCATCGTGGACGGGGATGCATTGGCCCATATTCCGTGGCTGGAGGAGAATATCGGTCTGGGGCGTGCCAGATATGGCACAGCAGTACAGATCATTGATCCAGACAGGCTCAGCAACCCGCAGAACCAGTTTGATCTCAAAAACATGCGCAATGGGGTTGAGATCAACGACGCAGGCGTTCCCATCGCTTATCATATTCGGAATGCTCATGAGTGTGACTGGTATAGTGCATCTGAGGCTGTAACCTGGTCTCGTATCCCGCGGGAAACATCGTGGGGGAGGCCACAGGTTGTGCATTTCTTTGAGCATCATCGTGGTGGTCAGCATACAGGCGGCACAGGCATGCTCACACCTGTCCTGCAGCGCCTGAAAATGCTGATCAAATATGATGGCGCTGAAATGGACTCTGCCATCCTGAATGCCATTTTCGCGGCGTATATTGAAAGCCCATATGATGAAGGGATGACTGCCGAAGCATTGGAAGGCGGGGATGAAACACTAGGTGCATATCAGGAAATGCGCGGGGTGTTTCATAAGCAGCATAATATTTCCATGCAGGGATCACGTTTGCCGATCCTGTTCCCTGGTGAAAAGATCAACACGGTCACTGCAGCCCGTCCGGCCAGCAACTTCAGGGAGTTTGAAAGAGCAACCCTGAACAACATTGCCAGTGGTGCTGGCCTCGCGCCCATGCAGCTCAGTAATGACTGGTCCGATGTCAATTATTCATCGGCTCGTGGTGCACTGCTGGAGGCATGGAAAACCATGAAGCGGCGGCGTGAGGAATTCTCCATAGGGTTTGCTTCTCCCGTGCGTCTGGCATGGCTGGAAGAGTCCATGGAGGCTGATAATCTGCCGTTGCCTGCAGGCGCTCCCAGCTTCCTAGAGGCGCGGCATGCTTATGCACGGTGCCGATGGCTTGGTCCTGGTCGCGGCTGGATTGATCCAGTTGCCGAACGCCAAGGGGCCATTCTTGGCATGGATGGTGCGCTATCCACTCTGGAAGATGAATGCGCTGAAAACGAAGGGCGCGATTGGGAAGAGAACGTTGCCCAGCGTGCAATCGAAATGCAGGCCTTCAAAGACCGTGGCTTGCCATTGCCTGAATGGAGCGGCGGAGACCCAGCAGACAAAGCAGATAAGAAACCGGACGCAGAATGAAACAATACGCGCATACACAGGCGCTGATCGGGGCACCGCTGGCGCTTTCCAGCCGCAAGCTGGATATTGTCCGGGGGCTCTTGGCCAGCGGTGCCGATGATAAAGCACTGTTCGGCCCTGTTGATGATGATGCCCGCTATGCAGCCCAACGCATCACAGAGAATGTTTCGGGCATTGCTGTCATATCTATCAAGGGCATTTTGCTCCCAGGCAGCAGCAATGGCTGGTGGTGGGGTGGTGCAACTTTCTACGATGACATCAGCAACGCCATCAATTTGGCTGCACAGGATGAAACTGTTCGCGGCATTATCCTGCATGTGAACAGCCCAGGCGGTGCTGTTGCCGGCTGCTTTGATACGGGAGACCGCATTTACGCAGCGCGGGAAAGCAAACCCGTAATTGCAATTGTGGATGAGCAGGCCTGTTCTGCCGCATATGCTCTGGCCTGTTCTGCAGAAACAATTGTCCTGCCACGCACGGGTGAGGTGGGATCAATCGGTGTGGTTTATCTCCATGCCGATATCACGAAATTTCTGGATGAAACGGGCATCAAGGTCACGACATTTCAGACCGGGGCGCGCAAAACGGATACATATCCAACCACGCCCATGTCCGAAGATGCCCAGAAAATCATCCAGAGCGACATTGAGAGCATGGGCAAGCTGTTTTTTGAAACAGTGGCACGAAACCGTGGGTTGTCTGCACAAGATGTGCAGGACATGGAAGCCGCCGTTTTTTATGGGCAGGATGCCGTATCTGCAGGTTTGGCAGATGCTGTCATGTCACGCGATAGCGCCTTTTTAGATTTTCTGGCGCATCTGAAGTAAATTTTCCATATCGGAGAAAATAGAGCATGCCAAAACCAGCGCTGATGAGCAGCTCTGCTATCAGTCCATTTGCGCATCTTGCTTCCCCTGGAGCAGGTGCAAATGCTGCCGGCGGCAGCGCAACCCCTGCAGCTGATGCCGATCCAGAAAACAAGGATCCTGATAGCGAAGGCGATCAGGAAAATGAGGGCGGCAAAAAGGGCAAAAAATCCAAGCGTGCCGAAGATACGGACAATGAAGATCCGGACGGCACCGATGATGACGATGAGGATGACGAAAAGGACCCGAAGGCCCGCGCCATCCGCATGCGTGAACGTGGCCGGTGCGCTGCCATTTTCCGTTCTGCTGCTGCCGGCCGCAATCCTGCTGCCGCTGCTGAAATTGCATTTGGCACCAGCATGACGCGTACGGCGGCAGTCAACCTGTTGCGCACAGTTGCCCCGGCAGCATCTGCACAGCAGGAACCTGCACCCGCCGCAGATCAGGCAGGCTACGCTGCACTGCGCACGCGCATGCAGAACGAAGGACATGCCCCCGTAGCCCCGCAGGGTAGCAGCCAGCAAGATGAACGCCCTGGAGCCCGCATGGTCCGCTTGAACCATGCCCGTATGGGAGGTAGCCGATGAGCTATGGTTTTTACCCCAGCGCACAGCAGGTTGTGTTTGTTCCGGATCAGCTCATTGCCGGCAACCTCAAGCTGGTCACGGAGACAGTCACCTTTGCCGAAGGCAACACGCTTCAGCGTGGGCAGGTTGTCGGGCAGGTAACTGCTACTGGGAAATATATCCCGTGCGTCAAAACGGCTACAGACGGGTCTCAGACCCCATGCGGAATTGTGGTTGATGAGGTAGATGCCTCTACGGCTGATGCCACGGGTGCCATCTATGAGATGGGCGAGTTCAACTCGAATTACATGATCTTTGATGCAAGCTGGACGGTGGATACCCTGAAACCGGCTCTGCGTCAGTTCTCCATCTTTGTGAAGACCGGAGAGTCCAACGCTATCGTGTGATAGCGTTTTTCCAATAGTTTCAGGAAAATACTGAATGTCCGGAACAACCGGCGCAGCAGGGGTGCAGCAGGCGCTTCTGCCGCTTCTCAGTGCATATAGCGTAGCTGAGCTCGTTTATTTTGTCCAAAATGCCAAAACGGCACAGACCTTCCTGCTGGACAATTTCTTTCCCAATATCGTGGAATCTGATGCGCCAGAAGTGGCGATTGATGTCGATGTTGGTAAGCGGCGTATGTCGCCTTTCTGCTCCCCCTTGGTCGAGGGGAAAATGGTGGAAAGTCGCCGGTGGCAGACCAAACTGTTCAAGCCTGCTTACGTTAAAGACTGGCGTAATCCAGATCTGTTGAAACCCGTGCGCCGGAACATCGGCGAACGGTTGATGGGTGGAATGACCCCGGCACAACGTCTGGAAGCCAATCTCGCGTATGAGATGACAGACCAGATTGATATGATTAATCGTCGCCTGGAATGGATGGCAGCGTCTGCTCTGGTGTACGGGACAGTCACCGTTAAAGGCGAAGGTTACCCGGCAACAGTCGTTGATTTCCAACGTGATCCAGCCCTTACTATTGCGCTTACAGGTGCTGCTCAGTGGGGGCAGAGTGGTGTTTATCCTTCGGATTACATCACAACCTGGGCAGCCTTGGTCTTACAGAAGTCTGGTATCGCACCACGGGATATCGTGTTTACAAATTCCACATGGAATGCGTTCAAAAGCGATATCAAGGTTCTGAATGCCATTATCTGGCCTGGTAAGGTGGGTGGCTCCGATGTTGATCTCGGTGGCCGCGTTGATAAGGGCGCCATCTTTATGGGGAAATGGGGCCAGTTTAATCTTTGGCTGTATAACGACTGGTATGTTGATCCAGATACAGATGAAGAAGAACCCATGATCCCGGATGGGACGGTTATTCTGACAGGCCCTGGTCTGGAAGGTACCCGTGGTTTCGGTCTTATTCTCGACCCTGCTTTTGCCTATGGTGCGCTCGCTTACGCACCAAAGATTTGGTACAAAGAAAACCCTGCAACCATCAATCTGATGATGCAGTCTGCTCCAATCGTCATTCCTTCTCGTGTGAACTGCTCCTTGTCGGCAACCGTCATGGAAGCAGGGGCTGCAGTGTCTGGACCGACAGGAACCTGATAAATGACAGAACAAAACACAACGCCTGATGCACCCAAGAAGACTGTGCAGAAGGGTGACACAGTTGATGTCGTCACGCTCATTCCTGTTTATCCGCAGGTTGGGCGCCGTCCTTGGCCTGTAGGCACCAAGAGGGCTATCCCCAAATATCGTGCAGATCTGTGGGTAGCTCGCAAGATTGCCCGTTTGGCCCGTGATGGTGAGCAGCCTGCTCCCAATACATTGCAGGCTGCATCCATGCCGCCTGCGCCGGACATGAAAGCACCACCGGCTACACAGGGCTGATATGGTCGGACCAGTAGATTGGGATCAACTGGTTCTGGCCCCATGCCAGAATGTGTTCGGGGAGGAAGTCCAATGGATTTCCTCTCTTAATCCAGATCCTGTTCTCGTCACCGGCATTTTCGATAATGGCTACAAAGCCATGCCACTCGAAATTGTGGACGGTCTTTCGCCCACGCACGTAACTACGGCAGATGCGCGGTTAGGTGTTCAACTCTCGCAGTTTGTGTCAGCACCGCAGCAGGGTGATCTTTTTCTCATACGCGGGAAGCAATACCGTGTTCGTGAAGTGCAGCCTGATAGTCATGGCGCTGCTGACATTCTGCTGAACAAGGCGGACGGTGAAAATGCTGTATCGGGTCATGTTCCGCGACAAAATCGCGGAATTGCTCCGGAAGACTACTGACGCCGGCCAAAGTGTTTTTACGCATCGCACGGCACCTGTAAAACCAGAAATGCTTCCGGTTATCTTTGTTGCCATACCTTCCGAAACGGGCATGTCATTTGGGCGTGCTCAACCGGGCTTCAATAAGATTGTAAAAGTTGAGGTTGTGGCAAAAGTTGCTGGCGGAACTCCCGAACAGGTTCGGGAGAATATGGACCAGATTTCCGAGCAGATCGAAATGGCCGTAATGTGCGATCAGGATCTGCAAAGATCTATATCGCAGGTAACAGATTTCAATCTGGAACAAGGTTTGCTGGATGATGCGGAAGATCATCTGGGTGCCGTGAAAATCACATTCGGTTTGGAATACCAGCAGGACTACCCTGTTCCCGGTGTAGATCTTCAAGAAATTACTGGCCGTGTAGGTACTGCGGATGAAGGCATGACCGCTCCCGGCCTAAGAGTTGATTTTCCTCAATAGGAATTCTCCATGTTTGTAAAACCGGCACAGGGCCGATCGGTCCGGTGGCCTGGCACAAAGCGCCTGCTGAATGCAGCAGGTGAAAATGTGCCCGACACAAGCTTCTGGCTGCGTGCGCTGGCGCGTGGCGATGTGCAGAAAGCAACCCCAACAACCAGCCAGAGCGTGCCGGCTGCAGCCCCTGCTCAGGCGCAAACAGACAAGGGGGCGTAATTGACTGTTACAATCCCCGGTTATTCAGACAATAACCGTGTTCCGGGCTTCTATTTTGCCCTGGATAATTCTGCAGCCAATACTGCCAGCGCTGCACGGCGCGTCATTATTGTTGCCCAGATGCTTAGCACAGGCAGTGCCACTGCTAACGTTGCCGAGATCTCCGGAGGCTATTCAGACGCTGTAGCTAAATATGGACTTGGCTCCCAGTGTGCATTGATGGTCAAAGCCTATCGTGATCTGGATAGCTCTGGCGAACTGTGGGTGCTGCCTCTGGCTGATGATATCGCCTCAAAAGCTGCCAGTGGCACATGGGCCATTACTGGCACAGCAACAGCTGACGGTACACTGCCTCTGTATGTTGGGGATGTTCTGATACCGGTAGGCGTTTCCTCTGGGGATACAGCCGCAACAGTTGCTGCCAATGTGGTTGCTGCAGCCAAGTCTGTTACCACGCTACCAGTTGCCCTTACTGCATCTAATGGGACAATCACGGCAACGGCCTTGAACAAAGGGTTAGCCGGGAATGATATCCTGTTGGGTTCCTGCCTGTTGGGCACCGCTGGGGGGCAGTCTGTTCCTGCAGGCCTGTCTGTTGCCATCACCCAGATGTCTGGTGGCACACAAAACCCCACCACGCTGGCCACAGCGCTGGCGAATCTGGGGGAGCGTGTCTATGACCTCTATGCCCATCCGTATGTCGATACAGCGAGCCTGAACGCGTTCAAGCAGCTGTTTGACAATACAAGCGGTAACTGGTCTCCCATGAGGCAGCTTTATGGTCACCATATCGCAGCGTATCGTGGCACATATGGGCAGGCAACAGCGTTCGGCATTACGCAGAATGATCCGCACGGCACCATCATGCCTATTTCGGATAGCCCATCTTCTCCCATGATCTGGGCTGCCCAGCTTATGGCCGTTACGGCAGTGTCCATGCGGGAAAATCCTGCCCTTCCTGTTCGTGGCCTATCTCTTTCCGTTTTGCCACCAACGGATGCAGGGCGCTTCACATTCGATGAGCGTGCCAGCCTGCTGTATGATGGCCTGTCCACCTTCACCGTGGCCGACGATAATACGGTACTGACGGAACGTCTGATCACAACCTATCAGACCAACAGTGCGGGTGTGTCCGACAATAGCTATCTGGATATTGAACGACTGCTGACGGCAGAAGTCTGTCTGCAGGATATGCGTTCGTATCTGGCATCCACGTTTAATCGGTTCATTCTGGTTGTTGATGGTAGCAAAATTCCTGCTGGCGCGAAGGCAACTACGGCACAGTTGGTCGGAAAAGCCGCAGCCGCCCGCTACAACTGGCAATGCCAGCAGCTCTGGGCGCAAGATCCCAGCACGTTCTCTGCCAATCTGGTCTCTGAAAATGCCGGGAATGGTGTGGTGAAAATGCTGCTGCCATTCAAATTTGCTGATCAGCTCTGGGTTATCGCAGGCGATGCCCAGTTTGTGACATCCTGAACGGGGAAAACATGTCGGGTTCTCTTTATCGCGGCCCCCTAGCGGGTGTCGCATCCCTTACAATCAATGGTGTGCCATTTAACGTAGTGGGGGAACTGCAATGGCAGCCCTCAGGAAACCAGAATGAAACCCTCAAAGGTCAGACAACCGTTGAGGGTTTTTCGTCCATGCCCAACCAGGGGTTCATTCAGGCAACCTTGCGTGACCGCCGGGATATGAAGATTTCTGACTTGCAGGGCGGCAGCGGTTTCGATGTTGTGGCAACCTTGGCAAACGGCAAGATCATTACGTGCGTCAATGGCTGGCAGGTTGAAGTTATCAACGTCAACACTCAGGAAGGCACGTTTGAATTCCGGGTGGAAAGCGACACTGTAACCGAGGATACTGTATCGTGACCATGTTGAGCGATGAAGATGTTCTGCCTGCCATGAGTGATCCTCAGGAGGAAGTTGTCGAGAAACGCCCTGGTGTTTTTCATCTGGAAAAGCCGATTACAATCAAGGGTGGAGAAACATTCGAAACCCTGAAATTGCATGAGCCTGCTGTGTTTCATGCGCTACAGGCCACCAAGGTTATTGGTCGCAAACCTACTCTGGAAAGCATTTATGATTCCCAGATCAGTATGGTTTGCCAGATCAGTAAATGGCCTCGGCTAGCCGTAGATCAGTTGCCCTCTCATATTCTGGATGCGGCAACTGACTTCCTTGGTCATTTTGAGGAAGATGCACGGCGGAACCCTGACGAGGAACCGGATCTCACACCAGAACTGACGATCACGTTTAAGCCTGGCATTGAGGCTGTGAATAAAACCTTCAACGTCATGGATTTGCGTGAGCCGGTAGTGTCAGAACGCCGTGCATTCAAATCGTTTGAATCACGCCAGACGTTTGAAGGACTTATGTCTGGCGAGATCGATCTCGTAGAACGGATTAGTGGCTGGCCAAAGGCAGCAGTCCTCAAGATGCCGATCAGTAAGTTTGCTCGTGCAGCGGATTATCTGACCGGTTTTTTTATGCATGGCCGGACAACTGGGAACAACTGACCGCAGATCTCTGCACCGTGTTCTCGGGCTGGTCTCTATCTGATGTTGAAGGGCTGAGCGGTAGCCAGATGATGTTCTGGGTAAAGCAGGCCAACCGTATAGCGGAAAAACAGCGCAAGGAGAGCATGGCCCGTGGGCGCAGCCGTTAGTCTTACGCTCAGTGCCAATGACAAGCTCAGTCGCAAGCTGGATGGCATCAATAACAAAATAGCCTCTCTGCAGGCTCCAGTGCGTCATGCACAGCGGAGCCTCAAGCGGTTTTTTGATATCACCGGCGTTACGCGCATGCGTAAGGGCATGGCAGATCTATCGCGCTCTACATTGAGCGCATTTAGATCTGTCGGGCGTCTGGTTCCTGAAATGGGTATCCTTACCAGCGCATCCTCTATTGCAGGTGTGTACAAGCTGGCTTCTGCCTGGGCTACTTTCGGCACTAATCTGCGCACAACTGCGCGTAGTATCGGCATGAACCCGGGCCGTCTGATGGCGCTGCGCAACGCAGCTCGGCTTTCTGGTGGATCTGCCGATGCCATGAGCAGTGCTCTGGGGCAGCTTTCTACCCAGAAGTGGGAAGCCGTAAACGGGTTTGCCCCAGAAGCTGCAGCACAGTTTCAGGCGCTGGGCATCAGCATGAAAGAGCTGAAGCAGCTTTCCCCAGATCAGATTTTTGCCCGTATTGCTACCCGCATCCGGTCTCTCAAAACACCAGCGGCCCAAACAATAGCGGCTACCAAACTGTTTGGAGAGGCAGGAGCAGGGCTGCTTCCAATCTTCCAGCAAACAGGGCGTGCATTCCAAGATAACATTCGCCTGGCTAAACGCTACGGCGTGATGAATGAGGAAGGTGCTGATGCAGCAGCCAAGCTGCAAAAGTCCCAGCAAGAGCTTTCTATGGCTGTGGAGGGGTTTGGATACTCCATAGCCCAGACGTTAGCGCCAGTTATCACCCCCGTGCTGCACCAGATGGCAGAATGGATTGCAGCCAACAGGGACTGGATAGCGCAGGATCTGGCAGGTTACGTCAGACGTGTGGTGAAATGGCTGCAAACAGGTGGCTGGGATAAGATAAAATCCCAAATTTCTGGCGTAATGCAGCGTATAAAAAGTGTCGTTGACTATCTGGGAGGATGGAAAGCTGCTGCAAAAGATGCATTTATTGGCATAGCTGTTCTATGGGCCGCGCCTGTTATTACGGGTATTGCATCACTCACATTGGGGTTGCTGGAGGTTAGCAAGGCAATCGGAGGCATTGTTGCCCAGCGTGGCGGTTTAAGTCGTGTGATGACGTTGCTTGCAGCGTTCCAAGCATGGAAAACGCTTCAGCAAGGAACGACGCCAGATCAACAGGCGGCAAATAGAGATTGGATAGAAAGTCTGCCAGGTGTCTCTCAAATTGAGAGCGGTTACGCATGGATGTTCCGGAAGATCTACGGTTATGATCCTCCAGGCTATGGATCTTCAGCCCAAGATCAACTTCGCGGTGGAAACCTTGTCGGATATTTGCGCCAGAATAACCGTCTAGGAATCAATGATAATGCCATTATAGGCACAGCTGCGGCAGGTGTTGCGGAATCACATCTTGATCCAAATGCAGCCAATCCAGTTTCGTCAGCACGGGGTGCCTATCAATTTCTGCAAGGCACACGTGATGAAATTCTTAAGGAGCAAGGCATAGATGTATGGGGGGCTGATGTGCCTACCCAAACACAGGCTGCCCTTGCTTATTACAAAAAACACTATCCATCGCAGTTTGCACGGTTTGCCACCTCTCGTAGTCCCGAAGAGGCAATGAGCCGCTTTACAACGGATTTTCTGCGACCAGGAGACGGAACGCTAGATGATATCCAACGTGGTCGCGGGTTCATTTCTGGGTTTCAGGCGGATCTTTCTTCCAGACCAGCAGCTTTAACAGATGCTTCTGCAGGGAAGGTGCAAATGGATGTGCACGTTACTGCAAAAACTCCAGCAGGCACCACGGTAAAAGCAACCAGCCGTAGCGATAATCTGCATGTTGCCAGCGTTAAGCAGCAACGTGCGATGGATCCTGAAAACAGTTCCATAGGGAATTAACGTCATGTCCGGCACACTTACCACTCTGGCAGAAGAGTATTTGCAATGCTCCTTCCGGGGCGTTCCGTTTGTTGTGCTGGGCAGCGGCGGGCAGGCAGGCCGCAAGCAGGCTGTGCATGATTATCCATACCGTGATGGCGTATGGACAGAAGATCTAGGGCGCCGTGCCCGGATGTATCATGTGCGTGGGTTTGTGTGCGGGCCTGAATATATGGCGCAGAGAGATCTGCTGATTAACGCAGCAGAAGCGGCAGATTCCGGTTTGCTTGTTCATCCAACTCTTGGGATTTTGCGTGTTACATTAAGCAATTTCTCATGGATGGAACCAGACGGCATTATGGGCCGTATTGATGTTGATTTCGATTTTCTGGAACAGAAAAACTATCTCAGCACAATCATTCAAACATCTCTGGATGCAGCCATTGGCGCGGCAGCTTTGGCCGCACAGATGGTCGGCAGCACCACATATTCAGGTACGGTTACATCATCTCTGTCTGTTGGCAGCCCGGTTATTTCCGCAGCCCAAAGCGTTGTTGGTGGCTGGGGAAGCTTGGCCAGTGCTGCCATACGTTCACCACGTGTAAACAGTGCGGCCATTGCTACGCTACCAGGAAATAATGGGCGTTATGCTGCGGGTAATGCTGGAACAATAGACAGCACAGCAACCGTTGATTCCGTCCTGCAGAATCTAACAGCTTCCCGAACAAAAATTGATAGCCTGATTGCAAATGCCCAAGAGCAAACTACCGCAGCTTCCCTAGCTGATGCTGTGCTGAATGTTACCGAACAACTGCGTCAATCTATCAATGATCCGGGCACGCAGATTAGCGTATTGCTGCCAATGGCCACGTATAAGATTGATGTTACGTCATCATCAGCACCTATTGGCTCCGCTATTGCCACGGCATCTACATCTACCGCGCAGATCTGCTGCTGGATGGCCTTTACGTCTATCGCGCTGGCATGTGCTTCCTGGCAGCCAACATCAGCCGAGGAGGCAGAAAACCTACGGTTGCGTGTGGCTACCTTGCTGGATGATGCTGCCACAGAGGCAGCAGATGCAGGGCTTGATGATATGTGGCGGGCTCTTCGCTCACTTCGTGTTCAGGTCACCACAGATCTGTCACAGCGCGCAAGCCAACTGCCTGACCAGATTACCGTCACACGCAACGCACCGGTTCCAGCTCTGGTTCTGGGGCAGCAGCTATATGCAGATGCCAGCAGGGCGCCAGATCTGATCCGGCGGGCAGATCCCATACATCCCGCATTTATGCCCACGCAGTTTGAGGCTTTGTCTTCCTGATGTCTGTGCTTTCAACAGTATCTGAATTTGTTGGCTATGATCAGACAGCATCCAATGCAGTTTCAATCACAGTCAATGGGAACCAAATTTCAGGCTGGGGTAGAGTTTCCATTCGCATGGGGGTGGATATCATGCCTTGGACAGCCATGTTGGAAACAACTCTGTATCAGCCAGATACAGGCGCAAGCGTAGATATCCCTTCCGGATCGGCGTGTGTCCTGTCTATTGGCGGAGATAAGGTACTCACTGGATATGTGCAGAGCGTATCAGAAGAGCTTACGTCGCAGGAGCACGTTTACCGTGTGGTTATAGCCTCCAGATCGGTGGATCTAGTGGAATGCTCGGCTGAGTTTTCAACATACCAGATGAATAATACAACGGCCTTGGGCATTGCCCAGCAGGTTTGTCAGCCATTTGGCATCAGCGTTTCAGCGGTTGGTGGTGCGGGCGATATCCAGATACAGCAGTTTTCTGTTATTCTGACAGAAACCGCCTACGAGGTTATTGAACGCGTATGCCGTTTGGCAGGCTGTATTTTCTATGACCAGCCAGATGGATCCATTGTGCTCAGCCCTGTTGGAACAACGGTTGCCAGTGGAGGCGTGCAGCAAGGCGTTAATATGGAACGTCTGGTTTCTCTTTCATCATTGGAAGGCCGGTTTTCCAATGTGCAAGCCATTATTCAAAACATGGCCCTTTTATTTACGCCGCCAGATGATGGGGACAAACAAGCCCAACAAATGGAGGTGCAGACAGCACCAGTCAGAGCCAGCGCCTTTGACCCCGGTGTCCCGCGCTGGCGACCGCTTCTAATTCCCGTGGAATTGGCTGATCAAAACTACGATGTTGCCCGTAAACGCGTGCAGTGGGAAGTGGCGCGGCGCTACGGGCGTTCTCAGGTGATTGAGACAACTGTTAGCAGCTGGCGGGATAAAGCAGGCGCTTTGTGGATGCCCAATACGCTTATCCCTCTGACACGGGCGTCCAGCATCCGTAATGATCTGCTGTTGGGAGAATTGGAATTGGTGCAGGGAGAAGATGGAACGCACGCCAACATGGTGTTGATGCCATCCAGCGCATTTGTTCCAGAACCCTTGGTTCTTCCGGCAGAACAGAATGAAGGTACTGCTGCAGTGAGCAGGGACTAATGGCATCTCCTTTACAGCGTCTTGGGCGTCGGGTGATGATGGCCTTGGGTCTGGCACGCCAGACATCGGACACAGATGAAAGCAAATCTACACCTACCATGCAGCTGGCATTGGCGGCTGGTGAAATGCGCTCTGACGTTCCCCTCATGCAGCAATATGGTTTTCGCAGTAGGCCAACGTCCGGTTGTGATGCTGCTGTTCTGTTTCAAGGTGGCGATAGAACACGGGGCGTTGTGATTGCCACAGGCGATCAACGTCATCCGCCTCCCGGTCTACAGCCTGGAGAGGTTTGTTTTTTCCACCCACTGTCAGGAAGTTCCATAATCCTGAAGGAAGATGGCAGTATTTCCATTGATGCTAGTGAGAAAAAAATCAATGTAGCCTGCGGTGGTATGAATGTTTCTGGAGACATAACCAGTACGGGAACAATCACCGGGCAGAAAGACGTTATGGCTGGCAACATCAGTCTAACAGATCACACCCATCCGGTTACGGCCGCACCGGGTGAAACAGGCGCGCCTGAGGGGTAATATGGACATCGCAATCCGCTGGATACCAAATGAATGCCGCGGAGATTTTGTTATTGAAGGCGGAGACATTGCGCTTGATAGCCCGTTAAAATCTGCGGTTATGGTTAGTTTATTTACTGACCGCGTGGCACCGGAAACAGTTACGGCAGATGCAGCAGCGGTTGGTATTCGTGGCGCTCCAGACGCCGCTGGTTCCAATAAGGAAGATCGGCGCGGCTGGTGGGCAGATGCGTATGCAGAAATGCCTATTGGATCCCGCCTATGGCAAATGGCGCGGACCATTAAAGCTGGCCAAACGTCTGCGCTGCGTGAGGTTGAGGCTATATGTTACGAGGCCCTGGAATGGCTGGTAACAGACGGCGTGGCGCAATCGATTGGCGTAACGGCAGAATGGGCAAGTGGATCATCGCCAGCGCTTCTATTCACAGTGAAAATTACGGAACCCGGAAAAACAGCCACGCAGGAATTCCTGTTCTCGTGGGCATGGGAAGGGATGAGCTAGTAGATGCCATATGCACGGCCTACGCTGACGCAGCTGCGCCAGCAGGCATTACAGGATGTTCTGGACGGCGGAATCAGTAATGTTTCCGCCGTTTTGCGTTTTTCTGTCATCACTGTCATCACCTATGCCTTAGCTGGGCTGGCGTGGCTGCATTATGGATACCTGGACTGGATAGCCAAGCAGGCTGTGCCATGGACGGCTACAGACGAGTATCTGGCCGCATGGGGGGCATTGAAAGGGATTTACCTGAAGGATGCCACAGCGGCTTCTGGTAGCGTTACATTCACTGTTACTGGTGACAATATTATTCCGGCCGGAACCACAATCATTCTAGGCGGGGCGCTTTCAGCCATAACAACTGCAGATTCAATCACGGCAAATGGTCAGACAGTTGCCCAGGCTGAGTGCTCCAGCACTGGCACTGCCGGTAACATTGCAGCCGGATCTCTGGCTACGTTGTCCAGCCCAGTTGAAGGTGTGCAGACGACTGGATCCGTTAGCACTGCCTTTACAGGCGGGGCAGATATTGAAACGCAGGATGAGTTTCGTTCCCGTGTTCTGGATGCCTATCAGAACCCCGGTGGATACGGCACGGCAGCAGATTACAAGGAATGGTCCGAAGCAGTGGCGGGAGTAACCCGTGCATGGGTTGTGCCTAACGGATTTGGATCTGGATCTGTAGTCATCTACGTTATGATGGATGATGCAAATGCTGCAGAGGGTGGCTTTCCACAGGGAACAGATGGCGCGTCCAGCAATGATACGCGCTATACAACCGCTACTGGTGACCAGCTCACGGTAGCAAACGCTGTATGGGAAAAAGAGCCGGCAACACCGCTAGTGGTTGTGTGTGCACCAATTGCCCAGGCGACAGACTTTGTGATTTCAGACCTTGGGTCTGAGAATACTGAAGCCAATCAAGCTCTCATCAAAGAAGCTCTGCAGGATATGTTCCTGCGTTTGAGTGGTCCGGGAGTGACTATTCATGAAAATGCATGGCAAGAAGCCATCGCGGCCATAGGGCTATCATCTTACGATATCACCAGTCCGTCTGGCCCTATTGTTCCAGAGGCAGCAGGATCCATGCCTGTTATGGGCACACTGACAACGGAGAGCTGATGTATGTCTGCTCCTATATTCTCTGTTGAGAATTTCCGTAGCGCCGTTTTGTCTTTGCTGCCGCGTGGGCCAATTTGGTCTCGTTCCGTTGATGGTGTTTTGTACAAACTAGCCGGAATCTGGGCTCAGACTTTCCAGCGTAATGGAGAGCGTTCTGCCAACCTGCTGAGTGATGCATTCCCTGCCACTACAGAAGAACTTCTTCCAGAGTGGCAGAAAACACTGGGGCTTCCCGATGTAGTTCAAACTACAACACCTACGCTTGTACAGGCGCAAGGGCAGGTGATGGCGCGGCTATGCGGTGATCAAAGCATAAGCATACCGGCACTAGAAGCGCTGGCTAAAACGCTTGGCTATAGCGCGATAGTTACGCCGTGCAGCGCATTTTATTTTGGCATGCCATTCGGTTCTTCCTTTGGGGGAGAGGAATGGAATTTTGTCTATATCATCACCGTAGATTCACCCGGCACGGATGATCATACGGTGTTTGAGTATGAAATGCGCCGGGCATCCCAGGCGGGAACAACCATATATTTCGAATATACAGGTTAAACAATGGATCTTTTAATTGCGCCTGGCACTGTTGATGCCAGCAAAGCCGATACCGCTCCTTCAGTCGGCACCCCAGGCTGGGCAACGGATGGAGATCCGGCTAAGCTTATTCCACGCACAGTGCTGCCAGCATATGCGTTTAATGCCATTCAGGCAGAGATTACTAATGTTATTACAGGAGCAAAATTAAATCTAGATAGAACAGATAATACACAGTTATTCAAAGCTATCAGTCAAATCGCAACGGGATCTGAAGGAGCCTTTTTCCTCAAAAGTGGTGACACGGCGGCTTGGGTAACCTCTAACGGTTGGGTTATAGCGGGAAATTCCCGTATTATGTCGGGTGGCTCTGGAGATAATGGGGCTATTCAGGCTGGCGATTATGTGTATTCCGATGGTCTAGTAGCTTACGGCTATGGCAAGATGGCGGCTTCGCTATCTGTGACAGACGTAAACGATAAAGGCGAAGATTACAGAGTAGGTGCACTTGTGCAGTTTACTGCATTTGATGGCACGCAAACAAACTTCTATTTCCGGGGAGATGGTTACATCTATGATCCAGATGGGAATAAGTTTCTAAAGGCTGCTGATATCGCCCCATATTTTTCTGCTGCTTCTGGATCAGGGAATACGTCACTCACAAATATCCAAGGCTGTAACTGGGATTCTGACGCCAATAATTCATATGTGCAGGTCACAGGCGGAAACGTTGCTCTAGCTGTGCCAACGCTTGCATATTTATCCAAGTCCTTAACAGATTATGCACAGCCCAAGGGGAACTATCAGCCTGCGGGCTCCTACCAACCAGCAGGAAATTACCAGGCTGCAGGTAATTACATTACTGGTCTGACGGGCGGAAAAATTTTACAGGATTTTGTGGTAGCCGTTGATAGCAGTGGGGTGCACGATATTACATTCCCCTTGGCTTTATCTTCTCCACCTACCACAATTACCATCAGTCATGGTTTGAGCAATGGCAACAATTCTTCTGTGTCAGTTTTAGGCGGTTGGACCAATACCGGGTTCCAGATTCAGACAAATGGGGCAACCAGTGTGAACTTTCTTGTATCGGGAACACCATGATGACTGACGCAGAAACACTGTATCCTGATCGTTACTATGCCAGTTACGACAAGACAGCTCAGCAGCCCACCCGTGTAACTGGTTGGTATGATACGTGGGGAATGTCTAATCTGGCGAATGTTCCGTCAGCGTCTGATATGATACCTGTGTCACCAGCAGATTGGGCAGATCAGTCATCATTTCGTCTACCTCTGGGTAAAGGTGTTTTGGACGGTGTAATTGTCGATTATACGCCTCCAGCTACTACTGATCTGAAAACAGAAGCTATCGCAGCTTTGGCAGGTGCCCGGTCATATGTGCTTAACGCGTATACGATTAAAAACACGGCTACTCCTGATGCATGGATAACGTATCTGAATGCACTTGAAGCAATTGAAAATGGTACAGATACCGTAGCAACGGCGTTACCGCAGGCTCCTGCAAAATGATACCATTGCCATCTCCAATATGGCAGCCATCAATTTCCAGAACATTGATCCTGCCAGCACCTAGTTTGCTGCGTTCTGCGCCAACATATCCCTCGTCTTTTTTAGTTTGGCCAAAGAAAAACAGTGCAGAGAACTTTGACTTTTCTCTTGATGCTTCTGAGGTTCTGCGTGGAACGAACGATTACATAGCTCATGTTTCCGCTTCGGTTACAACGGCACAAGGCCTCCCCACAGATCTATCTGTTTCATGGTGCAGCATTGTGAATGGTCTGGCTTGCGTTTTCTTGGGTGGGGGAGAGCCGGGCACTACACAGACAGTCAACGTAGAAATAACTACGCAGCAAGGTCGCATCATTCCTCAGGATGTCTTGATTGCAATTGCAAGCGGGACGGCCAGTGTACCTAACCCCGTTCCCACCCTCTCAGACGGGACACCAATCCCCCCAAACGCTCTGCGCTTGCCGGATAAAAGCATTTTATCTTTGGGGGCATCTGTCACAGATCAGACTTATTTTGATTTACTATTGCCAGACGGAACATCTTTGCAAAACAGCATGATGACCAATACCCCATATCTATCAGATCTGCTGTTACCAGATGGGGCTGCATTACAGGGTGCAGACGGCAATTCCTTGGGAATTGATGCGGTAGACACGCAAACGGAACTTATCGGCCCATTGGGTGCGATAAAAATGCAAACCAACACAGATATTCTGCTGATCGCCTGATCAGGTTTCAAAATCCAACGAAAAATTACCGGCCTTTGAGCCGGTTTTTTTGTGCCCAAATTTAGGTGGAAAATGTCCGGTACAACCCAATCTGGAACTCCAATTACTGCCCTGAAAGTTGCTACGGCCGTTGCCGCAACCGATAACGTTCTGGGTGTTGTTAAAAACACTGACGGGACGCAGGAAGCGCAGCAAGTCCCCGTAGGCGTGATTGGCGCTGCCGTATCTGAGGCAGCAGGGATCCCTGCTGCAGTTCAGGCTGCGGAGAGTGCGGCAACAACAGCACAGGCTGCATCTGATGCATCCTACAAAAATGCCACGCAGGCTGTTAACGATAAAATTGGGGTTGCAGGCGGCGCAGCTCAGTTAGACAGCAAGGCGCAGCTTTTGTTGCAGGGCGAGAGTTCTCTCGCTGTCACCCCCGCCACAGCCGCTTCTGGCGCAACACCTGCTACCCCCGCAAAGCTCAAGCCCCTGCTGCCGCTCGATGAGACGGCAACGGTTGGGGATGCAGGCAATACACTAGGTGACGCCGTTTCTCAGGCCGCAGGCGCTGTGCAGGCAGCTGGAGGTGACGCATCAAAAACGATCACCACGCCCTCTGGGGCAACTCAAGCACGAACTGTTGCGGATCATGTTGCGGCACGTATTGGCGCTCAGGATTTTGCCGGGCAGACACAAACTGAACAGCTTGTTTCCGCAGAAAATATGTTGGGAGCCGCTAATCGGCCTGTGCAGTATTTTGCACCGGGGACAGACCTCGTAGCTGATGGAGCTCAAACAACTATTGACGCAAATAAGACCGTGATTGTCGGTGAGGATTGTACTATTTCAGGTGCTGGTCGCCGTGCGGTTCATTCTGAAATTCTACCGCCGCCAGAAATGTTCCCTGCCAATGTCAAACCTCGGCATTTAACGCAGTTTTACAAAGCGTGCCGCTCCGGAAAAGCAACTGTCATTGTATTGAGTGACAGTATTTATTCGCCCGGCGCTAATCTAACAACAATGTCAGAGAGCCCGTTTTATACGCTCTGTGATGAGATCATGCGCCAGAACCCGGACGTTGATTTTACATTTGTCAACATGGGCATTGGCGGCCAAACATATGCAGGAATGGCCTCGTCTGGTGCTGTAACTACGTATATGCCGTGGAACGATATTCCAGATGGAGTATCGTGGCTACAGGCATGCGGTGATTTGAATCCTGATCTGGTTTTTATTCACTCTGCGGGTAACGATCAGTGGGGATTTGAGCCCGCTAATTTCAATACTGTTTATAATTTTTTCAAGGGGCTTTCTACGCCGCCGTCGCTGGTCTATGGCATCCCATATCAGCCGTCCCTAACAAGTTCAGTAAATGATTATCACGATGACAGCATCCAGCGTGGAATGTGGTGGGCTGCTACATATGTCCGCAGTTTCTGTATCGTTAATGACGTCGGTTTTGTTGATGAACTGCGCTGGCACGCTATGTGCAGAGACGGTATCGACCCGTGCGATATGTCCCTCACGATGGTCAATCTTGACGGAACAACCGCTCCGACAGCGTGGGAAAATACTGTCTCCACTAAAAACGGCTGGTCGTTTCCGGATCTAAAAAACGATAACGGTGTAAGCGCAGCGTATTGCACGGACTGGCGATTGGCAGGAACCTTTCCGGGAAGCGGTACTCTGCCCGGCGTAATTAACGTAATTCTCTCGCCGGGTAATAAATCACAACTCTGGATTATTTTTGATAATGATCGCAATATCACAGCCAAATATACCGACAGCACAAGCTCATGGACTATTCCGGTTACGGGGGTAAAGGCGAAAACTGGTGATTTGCAATTTGCTCTGACGTGTAAAAATGGGCGTCTGCAATTTCTAGTATTGAATGCTAAATCTAATACAAACTGGACGTTTAACGATCTGGGCGCAAAGCAACTGAGCTTGGGTTACGAAACTGTTTTTGATACTGAAATTGTAAAATTTGGTGGCCCGTACACGCCAAGCCTCAATACAGATACAGATAGCCAGATGCAGGTTGATGGCCTGTGGGTTTCCTCATCGTGGGATATTACAGAAAACTGCCGCCGGTATCGTCCCATAACAAACAACAACGCGCTATATGTGAGCAGCGTAAATGCAGGCGGCTCTGATGCATATCATATGAACACGTACGGCGTGCGGATGATATTAGGGCATTTGTTGCGTGAAGTGAATTGGGCGCGTAACACAGAAATTGTTGGTGATAGTCTGAATGTTTCTGGTGAAGTCGTCTCGAATGGCGTTACTATCGGGACGCAGCTTTTACAAAAAATGGGCCTATCAGTTTCTGTAAATAGCACAGGTCAGGCTACATACGACTACACACAGGCAGATGGGCAGCCGTTCCAGATACAGCAGTATGCACGACTTATGTCAGGTGCCGCTAATACTAGCGTTGGCCTTAATGGACTAATTATGCAAGTTGGCGCTAACGGCAGTCTGACCTGGGGGTCGTCTATCACATCATTTGGTGGTGTGGGTATGTATGGGAAAAATCCCCCTTCCGCAGCACCCACAATTTCAGGCACCAAACCAACAGACCCTGTTATTCAAGGTATTCTGAGTGCGCTGGTTGGTATCGGTGTCGTCAAAGATGGCACAGCTTAATCTCTGTCGAATGTAATAAATATTTCGGATAAAAGAATGACAGATGAACAGAGCGCGGGCACCCCCTGCGTGGCTGATGGCGTGCACGCACGTCTGGATGATCATGAAGAACGTCTTGCCGCTGTAGAGAGGCGGCAGGACCGGACTGAGGACAAGCTAGACAATATTACCCGCGAACTGGTGGTTATCCGAACAGAGGGCAAGACGCGGGAAGTCTCAACCAATAGTGGGTTTGATCGCATAGGGGCGCAGGTTAGCGCCTTAGAAAAGGGTGTTGCTGCGCTTACGGGGGCGCAGGCAGAACGCAACCGTCTGGCAGAAGAAAGCCTTCGGCGTTTACGGAAATGGGCAATTATCATTGGCATTTTCTCAAGCCTTGGCGCCGCTATCGGCGGGACACTTCTTTCTGATCAGGAAGTGGCCAGCACAATCTGGGTGAAGTGGCTGCACTGGCGCGAACCGTGGGATGCGCCCACACAGCCCGCACCGCAGCCACAGGAAACACAGTTCATCCTGCCCCCGCGTGAAATGGAGGCGACATGACCGGGCTAAACCTGTCTCAGTTTAAATCCCTCATCGTGCGGCCTGCGCTTGCAGGGGCTGGGCTTGGCGGTGAGGCGGCAGTGAATTTGCTAACCGGCACCTGCCTTGTTGAAAGTGGTCTCTCTTGGCTGGAGCAAGTCAGGGGGCCTGCCCTTGGTATCGCGCAAATGGAACCCGCAACGCACGATGATTGCTGGGTAAATTACCTGCGCTACCAACAGGATACCGCAAACCACATCCTCGCAACGTGCGGCCTCTCTGGTTTGCCTGATGCGAGCGTGATGGTTTGGAACCTGCGGTATGCCGTTTTGATGGCACGGGTGAGGTATATACGCGCACCGGCTCCTCTACCTGATGCTGCCAATGCAGCAGCCCTCAGCACCTATCACAAGCAGCATTACAACACGGCGCTGGGGCAGGCGAATGCCAGTGCAAACATATCTCTATTCCAGCAGGCCATAGCAGCATGAGGCGGGTGCTCCTGCCTCTTATGCGCCAGTTGGCATGGCGATTACTCAGAAAGGACAAAGACGGTGTTTCTCACCGAAACCGAATGCGAGCGCATAGCCAAACGCACCGCCGATATCGTGCTGGCCGAACTGCGCCGCGACATCCATCGCAGCCCCAACGGGAACCTCATGATTGAGGTGGTGGAAGTCAACACGCTGCCTGTCAGTTTGCGGGGAGGCGTGGCACATGACTGACGCACCTGTTCCCGTAGCGCCAAAATGCTCTACCGTTCTAGCTCAGACCGCCAAAGCCGTTGCTGCTGGCCTGTCTCTGCCTGCCATGGTGACAGCCCTTCCACAGCCGGAAGCTACATGGGTTCTGTATGCCTGTGTTGTGTTTGCCTCAGCAGGATTTGCGGCAACCCTGATTCCGCTTCCGGCCAATCAGTCTGGCAAGCTCTGGTTGGTGTATCGGATCATCAACTTCCTTGCTCTCAACTGGAAGCAGGCCGCCAACGCAGCTGTCATAATGCGTGGTGCCATGTCCACCAAAACTGTAGCGCCACAAGCAGGCCCCGGATCTGTTGTGCAGATCCCGCAGGACAGCAAGTGAGACCATTTTCCTGACGCCGGGAAAATGATCTGAAAAACGAAAGACATCACAAAATGAAATCACTCTCTCGCCGCGGATTCCTGCGGACGACTGCGCTCGGCCTGACGGCAGCCGGTTTGGCTGCCTGCTCCAGCACAACTGCAAATGGCGTGACCACCTACACGCTGAATGTTGCCGAAGTGACGGCAGACGGGAACGCGGCTCTGAACATTACCAAAACCGTTCTGGCGTTCACAGGCATTTCGCCCGCTGTTGTTGCCGTTGCTAATACCGGGATCACGGGTATTCAGGCTGCGCTTTCCGCCTGGAACACATTTAGCCAGGGCAAAGCCTCCATCACGTTCGACAAGAATAGCGTGCCGGCTGAATTTACCAGCGTGATCACAGCCATTCAGAACGCAGCCACAACCGTTGGCAGTGTGGTGCAGTCCGAAGCCGGAACGCTGAGCGCAGATCTGATCACAAAAATTCAGGCCGTTTCTGCCGATGTGGCCTCTGTTGCTGCCGTTCTGAACAGTGCCGTGGGATCTGTTGCAGATTCCGTTGCGCTGGATGCCATTGGCAAGACGCCGGAGCAGTGGCGCCGTGATCGGGTGAATGCGCTGCTGGCACGTCATGGCCTGCGTCCTATCGCAGCCCGGTAATGCACTGGAAGAAAGTGCTGGCCGTCCTGCCGCTGTTACTGATGGGGGCATGCTCTGTTGCCCCCATGCAGGCCAAGCATGATCTGATCGGCATACAGCGTTCCGATCTGATTTCCTGTGCTGGCGTGCCTGACAACAGCACAACGCTACCCGATGGCGAGGTACTGGAATGGCGGCAGGATCAGGAAGTGCAGGGGCCGCTTACCCTGAAAACCCCATTCAGCTTTGAGCTGGACGTGGGCGGACATGGCACCTGCCACATGGTCGCACGGTTGCGACAGGGGCGGGTGACGCAGATTGAATATACCGGGCCGAGTGCGACGCTGGGTGGCCCGTATGCTGCATGCCGACCGCTGGTTCTGGCGTGCGAGAGGTGGATTTCACATAAATGATGACACGTAAGCTGGGTTGCCTGCCGGCGCGGCGGATCCCCAACCAGCTACGACTGGACAAGCTGCGCATGATGGCGCGCAAGGCTCCGGCCAAACTGATGCGGGATCACATTGACCCGCAGCCGCTGATGTTGGGGAACGATGTGCTGGGGGATTGCACTTCTGCGGGCATTGGCAACTACATTCGGGCCGTGGCCGCACTGGGTGGTTATCAGGTTGCCGTGACGCAAGCCGATGCCGTGCAGTTTTATGCCCGAAGCACGGGGTATGTGCCGGGCAATCCGGGCACAGATCAGGGCGGGATTGAGGTTGATGTTCTGGCAACGGCAGGCCGGGAAGGCTACACGCTGGGCAGTGGGCCATATTTTCCGCTCTGGGGCAGCATTGATCCACAGGACAGAAATAGCCTTGCGCTTCTGATGGCCGGGTTTGGCGCGGCATATCTAGGTGTGCGGCTTGCTATGTCAGACATGAACCAGATTGAAGCCACCAACGGTGCATGTGTGCTCACACCTGATAATGGTGCCTATGGGGATACAACGCCCGGAAGTGCTGGCGGCCATTGCCTGCTGAGCTGGAGTTACACAGGCCTGACTGATGCCGATACTGTTGACCTGCTGACATGGGGAACCGTGCAGAAGGCCACATGGGGCTGGATGAAATCCCGCATCATGGAAGCGCATGGCCTGATCTGGCCGCAGCTCACGCTGGCGAACGGCCTGTATCCCAGTGGTGCTGATCTGGCTGACCTGAAAGCGCAGAACGCGATGGTGGCGCTATGACCCCGGATTTTGAGTGCGGGATGGTTTTCGGTGGCGGGGGATTTGCCTTCGCCATCGTTGTGTTCGTCTTGATAGACAGCGTGCTGCGCGAACATTCCAGTTTTTGGCGGAATATCAGGGGAGACCAAGAGCCGCCATAG